CTCATGGCCTTCGTCAAGCGGGGAAGGCGATAGGTGTGGCTGAAAACTACATCAGGCTCTACTGGGAGAGGATTCAGGCCGGCGAGATCGTAGCCTGCAAACGTCTGAAGCAGCAGTATGCAAAACTGATCGACGAACTGGACCACCCTCGTGATCCCTGGGTGTTCGACATCGAGCGGGCAAACCGCCCCATCGAGTTCATCGAGACGTTCTGCCGGCACAGCAAGGGCAAGTGGTTGGGGCAACCGGTCCGGTTGGAGTTGTTCCAGAAGGCAAAGTTACAAGCCATATTTGGGTTTGTCCACAAGGAGACGGGCTTACGCAGGTGCCGCGAGGTGTTGACCCTTGAGGGTCGCAAGAATGGCAAGAGTACAGAGATGGCGGCCCTTGGGCTCTACATGCTAGTGGGAGACGGTGAAGGTGGCCCCGAGGTGTATGCGGTAGCCACCAAGCGGGACCAGGCGCGGATCGTGTTCACCGAGGCGACCCATATGGTCAGTCAATCACCATCTCTCCGCAAACATATCAAGAAGCGCAAGACCGACCTCTATTTCCCGGTAGCGTTCGGCAAGTTCGAGCCGTTGGCTTCTGAGAGCAACAGTCTGGACGGCCTCAACTCCCATGGCGTCATCATCGACGAGCTCCACGCCATCAAGGATCGCAATCTCTATGACGTTATGAAACAGTCAATGGCGGCCCGGGAGCAGCCCCTGCTGGCGATGATCACGACAGCCGGGTTCGTGCGTGAGTGCATCTACGACGACATGTACGACTACGCCATCAAGACACTGGATGGTGTGGTCGATGATGAGCGGTTCCTGGCATTCATCTACGAACTAGACGACCGCAGCGAGTGGATGGACTACCGCGCATGGGAGAAGGCTAACCCCGGCCTCGGGACCATCAAATCTTACGAGGATCTGGCTGCTAACGTCGAGCGAGCAAAGAACGACCCTAATTTTTTACCAACAGTAATGACAAAAGACTTTAATGTCCGCGACACCGTGGCTGGCACCTGGCTTACGTTCGACCAGATAAACAACGAGGAAACCTTCGATATAGAAGAATTAAGGGATCGCTATGCTATAGGAGGGGCAGACCTTTCCAGCACAACGGACCTGAGTTGTGCGACACTCCTTGTAATGAAACCGGGTAGCGATAAAAAGTATTGCTTGCAACAGTATTTCTTACCCGCTGATCTAATAGAACAGCGTGTAAAAGAAGATAAAATCCCTTACGACAAATGGGCGCAGCGCGGACTGCTTACGCTTTGCGAAGGTAATAAAGTTAACTACTCGGACGTAACAACTTGGTTTAAACGAATGTATGAAGAACATGGTATTATACCGCTCTGGATAGGTTATGACCCTTGGAATAGTCAGTATTGGGTGCAAGAAATGAAGGACTTAAACTTGAACATGATTGAAGTGCGCCAGGGGTATAAAACATTAAGTCAGCCCATGAAGGAGTTGGCGGCTGATTTGATGGCGAAAAAAATCAATTACAACAATAATCCTATCCTTAAATGGTGCTTGACTAATACAAATGTAAAACGTGATGAAAATGACAACATAAAACCAGTAAAAGGTCAAAGCCAGAGACAGCGCATCGATGGTGCTGTCTCTTTATTGATTGCTTACACAGTGCTGTTTAACAACTTGCAAGACTATCTCAACATCATATAAGGCAGGTGATAATGTGGGGCTGTTTGAGAAGATATTTAAGAGGCCATCAAAGGAGCAGATAAGAGGATATTTCAAGATGCTTTCCGGCTATACGCCCATTTTTACGACATATGAGGGCGGCGTGTATGAAATGGAGCTTACGCGGGCTGCCATACATGCTATCGCGACCCAGTGTTCAAAATTAAAGCCGGAAATCAGGGGGAGTGCATATAAGGAGCTTGGTAGAAGGCTGCAGTTTAAGCCGAATAGCTTTATGGATACAACAAAATTTCTTTACCGCTTAGCCACTATTCTCCATGTGCAAAATACTGCTTTTATCGTGCCAATTACAGATGAAACAGGGGAAGTTATCACCGGCTATTATCCCATCCTGCCTTCTATGTGTGAGGTAGTGGAGTACCAAGGAGAGCCTTGGCTAAGATATACCTTCACGACTGGACAAAAAGCGGCAATAGAGTTTAACCGAGTGGGTATAATGACACAATTCCAGTACAAGCACGATTTCTTTGGCGAAAATAACAAAGCATTATATCCTACTATGCAGCTGATACACACGCAGAACCAAGGAATAATCGAGGGTGTGAAACAGTCGGCAAATATCCGCTTCATGGCCAGACTAGCCAATATTTTTAAGCCAGCAGATATAGCGGCAGAACGCAAGAGGTTCACAGAAGAAAACCTGTCGGCAGAAAATAATTCCGGTGTCTTGATGTTCGACAACAAATATGCAGACGTGAAACAGATACACAGCCGGCCGTTCATTGTAGATTCGGCCCAGATGGAGTTTATAAAGGCAAACGTGTTCAACTATTTTGGCGTGAATGAAAAAATTCTCCAGAATAATTTTGATGAGGACGAATGGAACGCTTTTTATGAAGGCAAGATTGAGCCTTTTGCAATACAGCTCAGTCTTGTAATGACAAATATGACCTTCACGGAGCGGGAAATTGCTTTTGGAAACCAGATAATATTCACAGCGAACCGGCTACAATATGCAAGCAATCAAAGCAAATTAAATATTGTAACACAGCTTTTTGACCGTGGTATGCTCACGCATAACGAAGGCCGTGAAATATTTAATATGTCGCCTATTGAAGGCGGGGATAAATATTATATCCGCAAGGAATATGCAGAAGTTAGTAACCTTGCAGAAGCACAAGGCATTACAGGAGGTGAGAATGATGCCGTTCAAACCAACGGAGAGGGAATACAGGGCAGTGATACTGCCGCTGCAAATACCGACATCGGAGAAGAGAATTGACAGCGATTATTATGTAGAAGGATTTGCCACTACTTTCAATAAACCATATTTGTTATATGAGTTGGACGGCGTGAAGTATTACGAGGAAATTGACCGTCATGCACTTGATGAAGCGGATTTATCCGACGTGATAATGCAGTATGACCATCAAGGGAAGGTGCTTGCACGGCTTTCTAATGGAACTCTAGGATTAGAGCCTACAGAAAAAGGGCTCTTTATTTATGCAGATTTATCGAAGTCACAGGCGGCCAAAGAACTCTATGAAGAAATCAAAAACGGGCTTGTGACAAAAATGTCTTGGGCGTTTACAGTTGCAGAAGATGAATATGACAGAGAAACACGCACAAGAACAATCACCAAAATTAAAAAAGTTTATGATGTGTCCGCTGTTTCCATTCCGGCAAACGGCGACACTGAAATATCCGCTCGTTCTTGGCTCGACGGAGTGATTGAAGCTGAGAGGCGGGAGTCGTTAGAGCGGAGGAAACGGATACTTAAAATCAAAATCGATATGGAGGTAGGAAGATGAACAGATTAAAGGAAATTGAAGCCAGACTGGCACAGATAAAGGTTGAACTCGAGAAGGAAGGGGCCGACATCGACGCTCTGGAGCAAGAGGTCAAGACGCTGACAGAAGAGAGAAAGCAACTCCTTGAGAAGATTGAGAAGCGTAATAAAATCATAAAAGACATCACCGACGGTGCAGGCAATCCAATTCCAGATTTCATTCCGAAGGAAGATAGGAAGGGGGAACCCATGGGTGTAGATTCGCCCGAATACCGGAGCGCTTTCTTGAAGAACCTACTTGGCCAACCTTTAACTGAAGCGGAGAAGAGGGCTTTCACCCTGGCGCCGCCTACACCTACAGCTGCGGCGGCTGTACCTACACAGACCTACAACAAGATATTTGACCAGATGACGAAGATTGCACCTATGCTGAACAATATTACTCTGCTTCGTGTGCCTGGAAACCTGACTTTGGCCGTTCAGGGCGTACGCAATCTCGCACAGCCGCACCAGGAGCTTGCCGCTGTAAACCCTGCTGCCGATACTCTTGTATCTGTCAACCTGACCGGGTATGAGTTCATCAAGGTGTTGAGAATATCGGCAACTATCCGGGCAATGGCCA